TTGGCGTCCCCGAGTCCGTCATCGGTAATGCCAGTGAGCGGACATTCGCTAACGCCGACACGGAACTCGAAGTGTTCTGGCGGGAGACGATGCTTCCTCACCTCATGTTGATCGAACGCGCGTTCGACAGGCTGGATGGTTCCGAGGAACTGACAGTCAAGTTCAACCTTGATGATGTGGCGATTCTGTCCCGCGATGAACGTGAACGAGCGTCGTTCCATCTTGAGGAACTCAAGTTCGGCGCTATTTCGATTGACGAGTACCGACAGAAGGTCGGGCGTGAACCCGTCGGTTCGGATCTTCTCTACATCCAGGGCAATCTGATGCCGGTTGGGCAGGCGGTCGCTGATGGAGAATCACCCTCAACCGAATTTCGCCCACCAGCCCTTACTGACCCGGCGGATGTGGAACAAGCACAGCCACGGGCACCTTCCATAAATCCGCCCACCATCCCAGCAGAAGTTGTCCCAGAAGCGGCCTCCTTGAACGGGTCTGATGAGCAGAAGTCGGAGGATAGGGAGACTCCCCCTTTATTCGATGACCCCTGGGGGTTTCCTTATGGGGAAGCCTGGATAGATCGCAAAGAGGCTGACGTTATGCGTCGGCGTCAAGAACAGCAGATGGTGCGCCTCGCTGATTCCATAGCGATACAAATGACATCCTTCTTTCAGAGGCAGCGTCGTGTTGTCCTGGAGAAGTGGAAGTCGCGCAAAATGCGCGAGAAGGTCAACAAGGGCGTCGCCGTCGGGGTCAACGACATCCTGGACATCCCGACATGGGACCGTCAGTTGAACGCCGATGCCAAGACGTTCATCATGTCCCTGCTCATTGACGGAAGTCGTGAGGTTGCCATGATTACCGGCACCAAGCAGGACGATGACGACGATGATCTAATCCTGATGGCTGTCGCTGGTGGGCTGGCCAGGTTCAGCGAAGTGAACATGACCACCCGCCGACAGATCGAGGAAAAGATTACGGAGGGCCTTGGTGCGGGGTTGTCGACGGATGCCATAGCCGCAGATATAGAAAAGGTCTATGCGAAGGCAATCAAGACGCGCTCCCGCTTGATAGCGAATAACACGGTTGTCTATGGCATGAATGAGGGGCAGAGAATCGGTGCCATCACTGCTGGGTACCGCTACAAGGTTTGGCTGTCCATGGAGGACGAGAAGGTAAGGCCTACCCATGTTGGGGCTGATGGCCAGGCCAGGCCCATAACAGAGCCGTTCCTCGTCGGTGGCTATCGCATGATGCACCCGGGAGACCAGTCCGCCTCCCTTACCGAAACAGCCAACTGCCGATGCACCATGCTGTTTACCAATACTCCCAACCCTGTGGGGCTTTTAGAGTACGGCGTTATTGAAGCCGTCGTATAGCCGGCCTTAACGCTCGCCCACTTAGGGATTCACCCGGCGTAATCTGGTGCCAGGACCGCTTTAGGAGATGTCGTGGAACTCGAATCCAAACAAGTTGGGGTAGAGGCGAAGGCCGTTGACGATGCCGAAGGCACTGTTCAGGCCGTTGTTTCAGTTACCAATATTATTGACAACGTAAAAGACATCATCGAGCCCGGCGCGTATAGCCAGACCCTAACGAAGCGCATCCCCAAGGGTGTCTGGTCCCACGATACGACGATCCCCATTGCCAAGACGCTGAGCGCCATCGAATTGTCACCTGGGGACGGGCGCCTCCCGGAACACCTGTTGGAGAATGACGCCGGTGGCGTGTTGGTTAAAATGAAGTTCAATCTCAACACCACACGCGGCCGTGAGGCTTACGAGGACATCAAGTTCTTTGGTGGGGAGCAGGAATGGTCGATCGGCTATTCGGTTCCCGAGGGTGGCTCTGAAATGAAGGGCGACACCGGGATTCGCCATATCAAGGAACTTGAGTGGTACGAGTATTCACCCGTGCTCTTCGGCGCTGCCCCTGGTACTCGGACGGTAAGTGTGAAGGAAGACCCAGAGATCACACAGACCCGTGATGATGAGTTCGAGGATACGAAGGGCCCGACAGCCAGGCACAAGACGGGTGTCAAGGCCGAGGACTGGTACGACAAGACCGCTTACAGGAACATGCGTTCCCCGGCCGACAAGGCGTACTTCAGTAAGATTTTTGCCTTCCATATCGACGGCGAAGATCCCACGATGAAGACGAATTACACCTTCGTCCATCACTTTGTCGGTAGCGACGGACGGCCCGGCCCGGCCGCCCTGTCCGCGCTACAGAACACATTCGGTCTTCTCAACGGTGCCCGCAAGGGGACAAAGTTGAGGGGGAGCGACCGTAAGGGCGTGTACAACCACATCGCCGGTCATTACAGGGACGATGGCAAAAAGCCGCCGGAACTGAAGGGCGATGAGTATGTGGATGCCATTATGGAACTCAAAGACAGACTCCCAGAGTTTGTTGGTGAGGAAATAGACGCCCTTGTCGAAAAGGGCGCTGAACTATTTGAAATCAAGTCCAATTTGGAGGACATCATGGCTGAGGAAGCCGAAATCACAGAGACGACTGAGGCTGAGGTCGATTCCAATGGACCTACGGTCGGGTCGGTTATCACTGACGCCATTACGGCGTTGAACACCCTGTCGGAGCAGTTGAGTGAACTTGAGGCAAAGGCTGGAGACACCCCTGGCTTCTCGAACACCACTCCCGATTCATCGGAGAGGGCCGAGGGCGCAGGTGCTGATGCACCGGAGGTCGTAGAAGACCTCAGCCACGGTGGAACCCTGACGCCAGATCAAATGGCTGTCGCGGGTTCCCCGGCAGGCGGCGACGCCAAGCCAGCCAAGGCTCCGAAAGCAGCGGACCCAGAGCCAGCAGCCGAAGAGGACGAGAAGTCAGAGGAAGCGGTCGAAGAGGTCGCTACCGAAGGTGCCGAAGAGGTCAAGGCAGAGGCCGACAACGACATTCTCAGCGGGTTGGATCTGACAGAACTCCGGGAGTTCCAGGACCTCATCACCTACTCAGAACTCGGGGAGTAACTGACCCTGATATAGGGGTTGCCGCCACGGAGGCGGTGACTGAGGTAGAATAAGGGTGACGCCAGCCGAAGATGGTGGGTGCCCCCTTATGAGTGACCTCTACGAGGAAATGAAGCGCCGTCCAAAGCGCAAGAATCAGCGCTTTCGGATTGAGATGATCCTGGACGCTATGGCCCAGGAGGAGAGAGAGTCTCTGTCCGCCGCACTCCTTGATAAGGACATCCAGCATGTCCGCGTGGCGGAAGTGCTAAACGAGCATGGGTATGAAATCTCGACAAATGCTGTTCGTAATTATCGATCCATGTTAAGACAACGTGGCTGAGGCGTTCCGAGAGGAACTCGCGAAGTCGAGACTTGGCAAGATTGCCGACCTTCTAGAGCGCTCGGGGATTGACCCTGAGGAAATCGGCGCTGTCGAGAAGGTCCGTATATCCGAGTGGCAGGGCCTGACCAAGAACGAAGAGGGCGAAGCCGAGATACACGACTTGGGGGGTGTCTCGGTCGTCATCGCCCCAGCGTGGGCCGATGGTCCTGAATGGCCGGTCGTCCAGCAGGCACCACCAGTAATAATCAAGCCTGCCAAACCAAAAATCACCCGATCCAAGTACAAGACGGCTGTAGTTTTCCCCGATCCCCAGATCGGTTTTCGTATGTATGAGGACGGCGAACTAGACCCGTTCCACGACGAGGCGTCGATGGACGTTGCCACACAAATCCTTGCCGACCTAGACGCTGACATGATCGTCAACCTCGGCGATTTCCTTGACTTCGCCGAGTTCGGCAAGTTCGAGCAGGAGCCAGCGTTCGCCAAGACGACACAGGCGGCAGTCGACAGGGGGCACCGTTTTCTATGTGACCAGAGGGTGAATGCACCCGATGCCCACATCGTCCTTCTGGAGGGGAACCATGATCGTCGTCTTCAGAAGGCCGTTACAAACAACACCGCCGCTGCCCTTCACCTGAAGCGTGCTGAGGCCCCGGACGACTGGCCGGTCATGTCAGTCCCCTACCTATTAAGGCTCAACGAGGAACATCTCAATGTCGAGTATGTGGGGGGGTACCCAGCGGGGATTTACTGGATCAACCAGAATCTGGCGTGTATCCACGGCCATATCACCAGAAGCCGTGGTTCAACAGTTGCGGCGGTGGTGGATGACGAACGCACGAGCATTATCCACGGCCACATCCACCGTATTGAGTTACAGCACAAGACCAGGCGCACGTTCGAGGGGGCAAAGCGCAGTTTGGCGGCCTCCCCCGGCTGTTTGTGTAGGATCGACGGTGCTGTGCCGTCTACGAAGGGTTCTACGGACCCTCACGGTCGGCCGGTTAACGCAGTGGAAGACTGGCAACAGGGAATGGCTGTTGTAACTTACGAGGAAGGTGACGGAAACTTTGATGTCGAACTCGTCCCAATCTCCCGAGGGGAAGCCATCTTTAGAGGCTCCTACTATTCCTCAAGAGTCTGAAGAAGAAGCACATAAGTTCTCATTTGATGACGACATTCCCCAGGCTAAGCATTTCCCGGTCATCACAATCGTACTTTCACTCGATGACCCCAGCGAACCGAACCATGTTGATTTAGGGTCGATTCCTCCGCAGATCGCAGCCTGCGCTCTGGACTCAATTTCTAATCAACTCAGGCGTTTGAGTTGGCCAAGCAGGGTGACATACGCGGGGCAAACAGTGTTCGATCCCGCGCAAATGTTGCCTGACTTCGACGATAGCGACGACGAACCGTTCGCTATTGATTGACCCTGCTGCTGTTACACGCACAGGCGTGTAACAATAAATGCAGCGGGGTGCTTACCTCGTGTACATCCATCCATCTACATACACGAGGTAGACCTAATGGCAGTTACTGATTCCCACTTGCGGGAACTCAAGACTGCTCTCCGCGACACCCTCAGCGAGAATGACTCAATTGTCAATCACGCCGAGGCGACCCGCGAAGAGGGTGGTCCTGACATCCAGGTCGAAGCGAAGCACATCGAAGGATTCCGCGCGAACCTTGCCAAGGCCCGTGATCTGCGTGAGCAGATCGAGGCCCTGGAAGGGCACCAGGAGATGCAGGACTGGGCTTCTGCATCCCATGAGCCCGAGGTCGTTCAGGAAGCCAAAGAGGTTACTGCTTCTAGCGTCGGCCAGCAGTTCATCGATTCCGATGAATTCAAGTACCTGAACGGAGGCCAGAATGGCCTCACCATGCACGTTCCATATTCCGTCAAGGGCGACCTTGGTGGTATGTGGCAGCGCAAGGACGTTTACACGACCCTCCCCAGTGGGACACCGGCTCAGTTCGGTACCCCGCAGCGGGATTCGATCGTGGAGCGCGCCCACCGTGCTGCTCGCGTGCGTGACCTGTTCAACGTACAGCAGACCTCAACCAACTTGGTTGAGTATTTCCGGGTCACCGGCTTCACGAACAACTCCGCCACCACGGCAGAGCGTTCGGGATCACCCGAGACCTTTACCAGTTACCCACAGTCGACGCTGACCATCGCTGGCGCGCAGGCTCCGGTTCGCAACATCGGACATTACGAGGTTGCTCACCGGAACGTGCTTTCCGACGAGCCCGCAATGCGGGGCATCATCGACAACGAGTTGCTGTACGGCCTCCGTCTCACCGAGGATGACCAGATCCTCAATGGTGACGGTACCGGCACCAACCTCACGGGTATCACCAACGCGGGTGTTTCCGTGCAGGCACTGGGTTCGGACACACGGATCGACGCGATCCGCAAGTCCATCACCAAGATTGCTCTCGCTTACTACGAGGCAACAGGTATGGTCGTCCACCCGACTGACATGGAGCAGATCGAACTTGAGAAGGACGGCGACAACCGTCACATGCTCACTGCTTCGATTGCCCTTGGTCCCGAGGCACGCATTTGGCGTCTTCCGGTTGTTGAGTCCGCTGCGATCACTGTAGGAACCGCTCTTGTCGGCTCCTTCGGTATCGGTGCGACGCTCTATGACCGCATGGAAGGCAACATTCGCATCTCCGAGAACCACTCTGACTTCTTCGTGAGGAACGCTATTGCGATCCTCGCCGAAGAGCGGATTGCTCTCGCTGTGAAGCGGCCCGAGTCCTTCTGCATCGTCACAGGCATCTAAGCCACCTCCAGCCCCACTTAGGGGCTTGAACAAATAAGAGGACCGGGCTTCGGCCCGGTCCTCTTTATTTTTGGTATCCTGCTTCCATGGAGAACAAAGAAGGCGGCATAGGGCCGGAGATGCGTCGGACTGTCGTTCTAGATCGCGACCTTTACGAGGAAGCGAAAGACGGGACGAAGTTTCTCCTGGCGCGCAAGGGTGAAAGGGTCACCCCTGAAATCGCCAGAAAGTACAAGGTGCTGCCGATCGAATCGGCAGGCTCACCGACCCTTGAGGCGAAGGTGACCGTTCCTGCTGAGCGGCAAATGGTCGTCGCCGAGTTCAACAAGAAGGCCCACTAGAGCCTCTTTCGCTACCTCGTCAGGCTGTGGCAGCGTTTCCATGAGGGCTATCGCTCTCCTAATCTTCCAATCAAAGCGAAGCGCATAACAAGCCGCCGACACTAGGACGGCGATGACAGCGACAGACGCTAGTAGGAGGTACCCAATGATGCCCACGGAAGCAGTCTATCTGTGAAGCGCTCTGGACCGCCCCGCCGAAAGAAGCCGCTGAACCCTATGAGCCAGAAGCGGAGGGCGGAACTTGGTATCCGCAAGCGCGTCCGGGAAGAAGTCCTGGAACGCGATAGGTACAAATGTGTTGCTAAACACCTTGTGGACGACGTAGAATGTTGGGGTCCCCTCGATGTGGACGAAGTTATCCCACGAGGGAGGGGCGGCGATTGGCTAGACCCTGACAACTGTCAGGTGCTATGTCGAGCGCACCATGACTGGAAACACTTACATCCGCTTGAGGCCACAACACTTGGCCTCACAAGACCTACCAGGAGGCTATGGGACCCATGAAAGAAGGCATACGCTGGTTTCCGCGTATTGTGGTTGGCCTAATCGGGTCTTGTTTCATTCTGCTTGCTTCCTCTTATCCGCAGGTGATAGGGCAGGCTAAAGAATCCACTTTCTCAGAAGCCTTTAGAACTCGGGGCCAGGCCGAACCAAACTCGGTGCCCATTCAAGCAGCGCCCGGCCCCGTATCCGACGATCAGGTCAGGGTCTCACCGATACCCATACATGCTTCGCCTGATCCGGTGGTGATGGGCAGGGTGCGGACATCCCAGCGCATCCTGTCCATCATCGAAGATTCACGCGATGCAATACCCACAACATTGCAACATCCGCCCAGGGTGATTCCCCCCATTCCCGACTTAGTCGGTCAGGAATACCGTTATTACGAGAGAAGCCAGGATGTCACGGCCCTCCAGGAACTGCTTGGCATGGCCTCCGTCGATGGCATTTACGGCCCGAACACGCGGCGCGCTCACATCGACGCTTTAGGGGGCTCAACGGCTGCTGTCTACCGCTTCTACCCCGAGATTGGTCGAACCCCGACACCGTGCTCCCATGGTTGTTTGCCCGGTGACGGGCACTACGAACTGCCAACGCTTGGGGAACTCATCAACGAATATTTCCTGCCTGAGGACAGATCACTGGCTCGCATGATTGCCTTCTGTGAGTCCAGCGGACAAACCCATCACACCGGGTCCATCGAAGTGTCGTCGGCCCTGGCGATTGGTTGGTTCCAGCATCTTGCTAAATACTGGGTGGATCGTTCCGAAAGGGCCGGGTGGGCGGGTTACGACCCGTTTAACGGGAGAGCCAATGTTGCTGTTGCGGCGTGGCTATTTTATGCCAGTGGGGTTCATCATTGGAATCCCAGTAAAGCCTGTTGGGGGGATCACGTTGCCTGAGATACTAGTTACAGATCACTATAAGATTATTACCATCTATCTAACCAAGGACGATTTAGCCAATATGGTGGAATTGCCCATGGACACAATTTCGGTTAGCCACGTTGATCGTGCCCCCAACCGCGAGGATGCCGTAGTCAGAATTACCCTGATGCAGGACTGTACAACCTGATTACACGCACCCGTATGAGACAATATGTGGGTGCCATTCAGGGAAGAAATACCAACACCTAAAGCCGAATCGGCGGGGTGGATCAGCGACGATCGAATCCTTGCTGTAGAGCGCCCCGAATGGCAGCGTCAGGGCCTTTGCAGGGAAGTAGAAGACCCAGCCATATTCTTCCCTTCTCCAGGGGACACAGAGGCGCTGAGGGCCGCCAAGGCCATGTGTGGGCAATGCCCGGTGGTTGTCGAGTGCCTCAAGTACGCCCTTAAAAACAACGAACGATATGGGATTTGGGGTGGGAAAAGCACCCGAGAGCGTTTGCTTCTTCTCCGTGCAAAGAGGATGCTGGAGGAGGGCGAAGCCTAATCGACCGCGTCCCAAAGAGAGCATAGGCTAGGCACATGGCGATCATCACTTACCAGGATCTGGCGACGTACATGAATCGCACGTTCACTACAGGTGAGCAGGCCGCTGCTAATACGATGATAGGCGTATTGGAGCGCGAATTGTCGCGGGTTCTCGGTCGTGCTCTGGCTGGTAAGGCCGTCAGTGGCGAAAAGCATCTACTCCAGAGGAATCAGCGCCAAATCTTTCTCAAGGAATATCCAGTTATTTCCGTTACCGCCCTCAGCCTCGGCACGCTTGGGTCAGAAGTAGCGCAGACGATAAGCGATTTCGATATTTACCCATGGGGTATTGACGGGATACTCGCTACCACGCCTGGGACAAGCGCCCTGGTCACCTATACCGCGGGCATGTCCGCATCTGACCAACAGCAGTTGGAGGCGTTGATGCTTCGCGTCTCGTCTCGTGAGATGTCGCAGGTTCTCGCCGATGCCCAGGGCCTTAAGAGGCTGTCGGCTGAGGGTGTTGATATGACCTTTGCTAATGATGGTATGGCTGGATTCACGGACCAAGACCTGAAATGGGTCAGGAGGTACCGGCGCAGAGGGGTTTACTGATGCGCGGCGGGTCCCATTCCCTCACGGTTAGGAGCCGCACCCCCACGGTCGACATCGAGGGGCAGGTTTCTTATGCCAATTCGGATACGACAGTGAAGGGGAGAGTTGCTGTCAGCAACGCTGCCGAGGATACTGGCGGAGGCAAGCGGACGTACCAGCCCGACGCGGTTGCGTGGGTTCCGCTCTCGACGACCATCAGCGACGACGACCAGATCGTTGTTGCTGGACTCAACGCGTTTCTAAACGGGACGTACGACATTGAGGGGATTCAACACACCCCATCACATCTCCGTCTGTTTCTCCTGGGGGCGAAGACCTGATGGCAAAGCCCATGGCGAAGTATTCAATGTCAGCACCGGTTCCTGGTGGTTTTAAGCCAGGGAGCATTCAGGCGATGATTATGGCCAATGCTCTCCATGTTTTTAACGGCGGTTCCCTAGGGCTTAAGGGCGCTGGAATGACAATCGGGGGCATGTGGAAACAAACTATCCAGAACCTCTACAGTAATTTTGGGTCGGGCCGTTCGTATTATCACAAGAGACTTGGGAAGGTTGTTCTGGCCTCCCAAGAGGGCGACCCGCCCGCTTACCAGACTGGGAAACTCTACGACAGTGTAGATTTCATTGTTTCCAGCCTCCCCGTCCGTGGTCCTGGGGGCATGATGATGAAGGGGTTTGGAAAGACCGCTATTGAAATTTTCTCGTACCTCGACTACGCCGCACAACTGGAAGAAGGTGGCTACCCGGGCCCGTCGGGCAGGTACACGGTGGCGGCCCGCCCCGCCTGGATGCCGACCGTGATGAGTGCTGACATGCAAAATCAGGTCCACAACATAGCCAAGGGAGCGTTTATCGCCGCCGAAATACAGGCTGCACAGACGGCCAGGACGGCTCCCATGCACACGATCTTCTTCCGCGAGCAGTTTAGGTAACCATGGCCAGCGTATCCTCAGCCGTTAGAACAGCGATCGTCAACGCCAACATCTCCGGTGTTACAACGAAGGTGTTTCGAGATATAGCGCCTGATTCCACCGCCTACCCGTTCATCACATTCGAGGACGACCTAGACCGAACCCCCTCCTTACAGGGTGACGCGGTCGTCCTGGCGCGGAACAAGACGATGAACGTGAGCCTCTGGCAGAACCTGGATTCCGAAGACGTTGACCTCATTGAATCACTGATGACGGCCGTCGATGGGGTTAATTTGTCAGGAGCAGATAAGACGATCTTCAGATGTAGGGTCGCGAATGTGAACCGTCGGGCAGAGGTACCAGATAATGTTTGTCATCATTCCCTCGTCGTCACTGTGACCCACTCGAACTAATGGCCTTCACAACTATCGCCGTAACCGGCACGTTTCTCCAGGCGGACAACTCCACTCCCGCGACAGGGAACGTGACATTCATCGCTTCGACGACCATGCAGGATTCGTCGAACAACCAGATCATCGCCCCGACGCTGAGTACCGGGACTTTGAACGGGTCAGGTTCGATCAGTGTGAACCTCACCGCTACTGACGATTCGACGACCCAGCCCACAGGTGTGACCTATGAGGTCACGGAGAACATCGACGGTGCGGGTCAGAACAAGTACAGCATTGCGGTCCCCAGCAACTCTGGCGGAGCGACACTGGACCTTGCTGACATAACACCCGCTGTTACACCGATCATCACCTACTCGTATGCCACGCAGGCCTACGTCAACACCGTCTCCGGGGCCTCTGCTGGGGGTATCTCATTCGAGGCTGGTAGCGGGCTCACATCAACGACGGTGCAGGCGGCTATCGAAGAGGTCCGCAACAAGTCGAAATACACCCATGACCAGT